AAGTAGTACAAGAGAGACTTATTTAATGGCACTTAAACACGGAAACAAAAATTATTATCAAGTTCTTATAGATCCTCATAGATCAAAACTTATAGAAAAAGCAGCAGAAGAAAAGGGAATAAAAGGTACAGCTTGGGTTAGAAAAGCTGCATATAGTCAGTTAGAACGTGAGTTTTCTAGTGCAGAATATAAGATTGCAGAAGCAAAAGATGAATTGTTGTGGAGAGAGTCAATACAAAGAAGAATAGACGGAAGAAAGAACAATTCTGAAGTTTAAAATTTTATAACAGATGACATAGTGATGACATTTTGTTGCTATACTATTGTAGTAACTTAAAATTATTATGACTACTAAAAAACTTTACAAGATCAAGACAAAAAGTATTTTATACGAAGTGTTTGAAGTTGAGGCTGAATCTTATGACAAGGCTCTTGATAGCATCATGCCTACTATTTATGATGGCACTGACGATTATCCCGTAGATGTAGAAAGAGTTGGTTGGTGGTTCGATGGTATGGGTAAATCTATCTTAAGTAAAGATGACGAACACAAGGGTTTATTTGGCATACCAATAACTATAGAGGAGTATGACGAAACTCCTGAATGGCAAATAGTTAAGCCACAAGGTTGTTTTCCTGGGGATTTCAGAGAACCTACTGATGAAGAATGGGTTGCTGATGAAAAGCAAGCTATAGCAGATGGAAGAATAGTTAAGGAGTCTGTAACCTTAAAATTTGCACATTGTCCTGAATAACTATGAGGCAAGATCAACCTGGTAGTAAAACGGGTGGTTACG